ACACTATGATGATGGAAGAAGCTATGAAAGGAATTACGACACTTCCAGAGACTATTCCAGAAATCGTGGAGGATATAGCGGACACGACGAAGATATAGACCGCTTCAAACATATGATGCAAGATGCCGTCAATCAGTTGTAAATAAGATACCCCCATAAATCTTATTTTTGAGCCAGTCAGAAATGACTGGCTCTTTCTAATGCAGATTTGACAAGCAATTAAATATGTTATAGAATGTTTAGCAGAAAGTGAGATATATACATATGATAAACGTAAAAATTAAAAAAGCTAAATTCATGCCTGATGATTATTCAGCGTATCTCACTTTTCCATATAATCAAAATATTATTGATACTATAAAGGAGCTGAGATACAGAAGCTGGATAAAGGGCACAAAAGAGTGGGAGATAAGAATTGAAGATTTACCTGTACTATTTGATGAATTTCCTAATATGGATTTTGATGTAAGTGGTAGATATGTAGAACTTAATCCTACATTAAATTTTAATCTCGACAACTTTTCATTTAAGACACCATGCTACAAACATCAAAAAGAAGGTTTCAAATATGGAATGACACATACGAAATGGCTACTTGGAGATGAACCGGGTCTTGGTAAGACAAAACAAGTTATTGATATAGCTGTTGCTAAAAAACAAGCATATGGCTATAAACATTGTCTTATTATATGTGGTGTTAATGGTCTTAAATGGAATTGGGTTAACGAGATAAAAAGACATTCTGATGAAGAAGCCCATATTTTAGGGCAGAAGGTGAGAAAGAGAACAGGTGACATTTATATAGGAAGTAACAAAGATAAACTCAATGATATTATGTGCCTGGATTCGATTTCAGCATATTTTATCATAACTAATATAGAAACTCTTAGAGATGATAATATATGCTCTAAAATCGAAGAGTACATACATTTGGATGATAGTGATAATAGAAAGATAGATATGATAGCCTGTGATGAGATTCATAAGTGTGCTACTCCATCATCTCAACAAGGTAAAGCATTTGTAAAACTAGATGCTGATTGTAGAATTGCTATGACAGGTACACCTCTTATGAACTCGCCTCTTGATTTATATGGATTACTACGATGGCTAGGCTATGAGAAACATTCTTATTACACCTTTAAAAACTATTATGCTGTGATGGGTGGATATGGAGGATATGAGATAGTCGGATATAAACATTTAGATGAACTAGAAGAGAAACTTCAATCTATAATGTTAAGGCGATTAAAGAAAAATGTTTTAGATTTGCCTGAGAAGATATATATAGATGAATATGTTGATATGTTACCTAAACAAGCTATTATCTATAAAGAAATTAAAGCTGATATTAAAGCTAACATTGATATGATTTCTATTTCGCCTAATCCTTTAGCAGAAATGATTAGACTTAGACAGGCTACTGGGTATACTGGTATTTTATCTTCTGAGATTCAATGCTCTGCAAAACTTGACAGAATGGAAGAGCTTGTTGACGAAGCAATGGAAAATGGACAGAAAGTAGTTATATTTAGTAATTGGACTTCTGTACTTCAACCTGCATATGAGAGATTGATGAAGCATTATCGTGTAGGAGTTATAACAGGAGAAACTGCTGATAATGAAAGACAGTGGGTTGTAGATGAATTTCAAAGTGGAAAACTAGATATAGTGATGGGTTCATCAGGTGCAATGGGTGTTGGAATTACTTTATCTGAGGCTAGTGTAGAAATTTTCTTAGACCACCCATGGAATAAAGCTAATTATGAACAATGTGTTGATAGGTGTCATAGAATAGGTCAAAGAAATAATCTCACGATTCACAATCTTATGTGTAAATCTACAATAGATGAAAAAATATGGGAACTTGTTAAACATAAGGGAGAGATGAGTGACCAGATTGAAGATGGTAACGGCCATACAATGAATAAAAAGGAACTTGTTAATTATCTATTAGAATAAAGGAGATATTATGGAAGGTTATATTAAAATTGAGGAGCTTGCTATGCGTATAGATTCCTCTACACAAACTATCAATAACTGGTATAAATGGAAAAGAGAGAATCCAGATAATGAACTAGCATCTCTTTTACCCGATTACATTCAAGACGGAAACAGACAGACTAGATACTGGAATGTAAGTGATATTTGGAAATTAGTGGAGTTTAAAACAAAGATAACACATGGACGTAATGGAGTAATGGGATTATATAGAGGTAAAAAGAAAGGAGATAAAGATGAGAAAACTAATAAACACAGAAATGCATCAAAATGATGTATCAGAGGTAAAAGAATCATATCAAAATGATGACCTTAAAATCTTGGTAGAAAAGTATATAGAAAATAAAGACCATGAAACTTACTATAAAAATCTCGCTTCTGCCGAAAATACTCAGATTAAAGAGATAATGGCTGAGTTAAAGATTGATAAAATTGACACATCAAGAGGCAGTGCCATAGTGTCAGAACAGAAACGAGAAAATTTTATAGAAGAATCATTGATTGATTTCTTAAAGAAGAATGGAAAAGCAGATGGCATAGTTAAAACTAAAGAATATGTTGACTATGACGCTTTAGAGTCAGCTATCTATAATGAAAAAATTCCTACTGATATGTTAAGTGCTATGTCATCATGTAAGGAAGTAAAGACTGTCAAAGTGTTGAGAATCAAAAAGAAAGGGGAGTAGTTATGATAATAAATCCATTTGTAGCAGGCGTGTTAAGTACGATATTCTGTGAGATGTTATTTATTATTCTATATGCAATATTAAAATCTTTAGGAGGAAAGAAATAATGAGTTACGAAGTAAAAGGTATTACAAAATCTATTAAAGGAACTTCAAGATGTGCTATGTGCATCAAAGACAGATTTTCAGGAAAAGATAATTACTACACAATTGAAGTTACAGAAGAAAGAGATATTCCAGATGTAGCAGATGTAAATATGGATAAAGAGTACGAAGCACTCTTCAATTCCATAAATGATGTAGTAGATGGTCAGATGGAGCAGATTGTGAAAGCAGTTAAAGGTGAAAATTAAATCCTGTTGATGGTACATAACAAATATGTTATAGTAATATTGCAAGCAAGAAATTGTTTGCATCTAATCTCTTTTCAATAAATAGTGTGTTAGTAAAATAGCGAGGACGAAAGTTCTCGCTATTTTCATGTTGACAGTTAATCTATAAATATGTTAATGTATGTTTAGTCTTTTAATAAAGACTACTGCATAATTAATATTGACTAGCTACCAATACTAATTATGTGCTATTATAAAAACAGTCAGTTGATATATGCTGGATGTCAACCGACATCCATATTGAAACTGACTGAGTAGAAACTCCGTACAAAGATGCCAGCATCATCTGAGTATGGGGTTTTTATTTTTACAAAAGTTTTGTTGTAAGGGGATGAGTCAATGAAAGATACAAATTATTTTTCAGTACAAGCTTGGATGGTTACAAAATTAAAATTAAAGGGTGTAGAACGTGATGTATATGCTATCCTATATGGATTTACACAAGATAATGAAAGTGAATGTAGATGTAGCTACACATATATGTCCACTATAACAGGATATACAAAAAGAGCAATAATGGATGCAATGGACAGATTAGAAGCTAAACATCTTATAGTAAAATCTGGTTCAGATTCAGATAAAGATATGAGAAATATCTATAAATGTAACTTTGATTTTATTGATGGGGTATTAAAAGGGGGTGAACCTGGTTCACTGGAGGGGGGTGAACCTGGTTCACCACTTAATGAGCTAGGGGGTGAACCTGGTTCACCCCATAATATAAATAATAAAAATAATACCTATAATAAAGGCACCGGAGCCGGTGCTTCTTTTAAAAATCATTCTCAGGTCTATAAGAAAAGAGAAAGTCTAAATGATGATTTAGAGAGTGGAAAAGATATAGATAAACAAAAGTCTGACAAAAGAAAATCTCCTAAAGAAAAATTCAGAGATGAATGTTATAGTCTGATAGATAGTTTTGTTACAGACAATCATCTTGATTCCGCAGTTCACGATTTACTTATAGAATACTTTGATTTTATATCAGATATTAAACAAGCTGATGGAGATGATAAGCTAAAAGTCGTTAGAAATACTAGCACATGGGAAAAGAAACTTAATAAACAGTTATTAGAACTCATTGAAAATGGATATAACCCTATTGATATTATCCAACAGAGTTTAGAGCAGAGAAGATATAAATTTTGGGAACCAGATTCAGCTTCAACTAACAATAATAAGTGCAATTACAGTAAAAAGGGAGGCGAATTATTAGATGATAAAATAGTAGGCAATGATGTAGAAGAAGCAAGACGAAGATTGGAAGAAGATGAAAGTGAGGAATGGTATTGATGACTACAAAATGGAACAGTGATAAATTAAAAAATCTTGATGTTACAGAAAAATTTATACTGGAGAATAGTTATATACCTAAATATCAGTGGATAGAAGATAGTTTAAAGCCCCTTGATGATGAAGAGGCTTTTAAACGATTATCTGAAATAAGGTCCAATATAGATAATTTTTTGTGTAGTTATACAAACAACCTTCTACTATGTAGCAATAATATAGGTAATGGTAAAACAGCATGGGCATTAAAGTTAATGCTAACATATATAGAGGGACAAAAAGGTAAGCTCAATCATGTAGATGAAAGATTGGTTACAGTAGATAATTATGATTTTTGTGTATTCTGTCAATCAGTTCCATTTCTTGTAGAGATGAAACAGTTTGGCAACAATAGAGATAGTTATGAAATGTATAGAAGATTGTGTAAAACAAATTTAGCAGTAATAGATGATTTAGGTGCAGTACCTATGTCACAATACGATTATAACATCATATATGCAGTAGTTGAGAAGCGATTATTTGCAGGCCTACCTACAATATTTACAACAAATATAACAAATAAAAATGAGATGCAAAAGATATTAGGTCCTAGACTTACAGATAGAATATGGAACAATTCCGAAATTATAGAATTTAAGAATAGGGGATTTAGGGGGGTATGAGTGATAATGTAATTTATTTACAAGTATTGACACGAATAGTTGATGGTAAAGACTATTCATTTATAGAGGATAATAACCTCACAAGTAATATGTTTGACGCATATTCGGATGTATTTGATTTTATAGTCGACCATTATAATCAATACAAAGTAATTCCAGAAGATACAACAATTCAGCAGAAGTTTCCAGAAATTGAATTTGTTGAGGTAAATGAAAGTGATGAATACTTATTGGATGCATTAAGAAGTGAGAATGTGTCCAATAGTCTACAAAGTATAATTAGGCACGCAAATGAAGTAGCCAATAAAGATGGTAGCTTTGCCACATTAGAATATCTTAAAGATGCTATCACTCATATTGAAATAGAGAACCATATAGCGTCCACAGAGATTATAAGTTCATTCAATGATAGATTACAACATTCAACAGATGTAACACTTAATCATTCAGATTGGTTTATACCTACAGGCTTTAAAGAGCTTGATGACGATATAAATGGTTTTCAAAGAGGAGATGAGCTTGTAGTTTTATATGCTCGTACTAATCAAGGTAAATCATGGGTATCTGAGAAAATAGCTACATATATGGCAGAGATAGGATTTAGAGTAGGTTATTTCTCTCCAGAAATGAATGAGCTTGATATAGGTTATAGATTTGATACATTACACGGACATATCTCAAATAATGCTATGAGATTAGGCAGAGAAGATGATGATTTCAGCCTTGAATCTTATAAAGAATATGGTGATAAATTAAGTCAATTGACTGGTAAATTATTTGTCACACGACCTAAGACATTTAACAGAAAAGTCACAGTATCAAAGTTAAGACAGTGGATAAAGTCTGATAAATTAGATGCACTCTTTATAGATGGTATTACATATCTTACTGATGAAAGATTTAAGAGAGGCGATAGTAAAACAATTTCAC